AATCATGTCTGCTACGGTGATGTGATCTGGGATCATTGGGGCTGCTGAATCGGTCATAATCTACTCCTGTTGTTTGTTTCTTAATATGCCTCAATTATAGCACATTTTGGACAACCTGTCAAGCATTCCCGAGCAATTTGTATGGGTACTATAACGTGCTTGACAGAACACTTGAACGATGTTATAATGCAACACTGATTATTCGCCTCGATATATTACCAGAGTTTTAACATTAACTTTAACTCCAGTATATATTGGTTCATATATTTGCTGTTCACCATCCCATTGATCTTGGTCAAAATCATTATGAGTTTCTTTAATAGGTTTAAATGTTATCTGATTATTAGTATGATGTGATTTGACATATACTGTATTAGGAAAGATAATCGAGCCAGCTATTTTCTCTGTAGAGATAGTTAATCGTTTGGCTTTAGGATGATAAACACAATCTTTAGTGTTTATTACTAATTCTCTATTATACGTCATAATTAGTTAATCTTTTAATATCTTTGGGTTTGACAATAAGTATATGCTTGTATATTTCGTCTTCGATCTTGAAAGGTAAATCAAGATGAATAGTTACTGTAGGGCCTTGTTGTTCGTTGATAACCCTGTCATTACCCACAGAGCCTACCCACCTAACACCTTTGTACACTCCAGTAACTCTATCACCTAATTGATATTTACCAAAGTATCTAACGGATTCAAAATGATCTTTTAGACTAGCCATTCTTGAGTTTCGTACCTAATGTGAATTTACTTAGAACATCTTTAGCAAGAGAGAAATCATCGACATCTTCTGCTAGATATATTTTCTCTTTTCTATATGCAGTAATCAATTCATTTGCATATGCAATATCGTCAAAGCTACAATTTTCAAGCCAGTGTCTAAATGTCTCATCGTCTGCTTTCAATAAGAACATTAAATTTCCCATATCTCGGTCTGTCATATTAAGCACCTTGTGTCAATACATACTTAGCCAATTGTTTCCAATCGCCACCTTCTGCACGAATCTTTGTCGTTGAGATTAACGAACGCAAACTCAAGTTCTCAATGCTATTACCAATTGTCTTGATAAATGCAATTGCGTCAGCTTTATGCGATGTTGCAAACTCTGGCATAAACTCTGAATCGTCAATCAACACTTCCATGCGCTCAATCTTTTGAGCTTGTGTCATGCTCAAGTCAACGCACATTGCACGACTCTTAACAGCTTGGTCTACACGATCAAGATCCATGTTCGAGATAAACACAATGCTACCTGTAAATTTGAAACTGCGGGGCAGATCGTCATCTTTCATGTCTGCATTCCAGTTGATCCAGCGTTCGCCGTATGAGTCAAGTGCACCCTTGAGCAAATTAAGAGCAACTGGGTCTTTGAGCACGCTATCGCAGTCATCAAATACTAATACTTGACCATTGCCTTCGAACAATGTGCGATACAGACCTTTAGCAGTACTGTAACCTTTTACAATGCGAAAACTCTTTTCACTATTAATGCGAGCACCTTCTTCGAACTGTGCTAAGTCTGTAGTGTCAATCAAGTTCTGTGCTTTGAGTGATTTCAAAACAGTATGTGTCTTACCCAAGCCACCTTGGCCTGTGATAATTGCCGATGCGATAGTCTTTTTAGCAACCATTGTGACCATTTGTGCAACAAAGTCAAAACGCTTGTTGATACCAAATTCGTCAACCTTGGGCTGGGTATTTACAGTACCGCTTACTGGTTCTACTTGCAAACCTAATTTAGCAATCTGGTCGCGCACATAAGATTCATGACGTGATCTTGAGACCATTTTACCATCAACAAAACCTTCGAAACGATTCTTTGCTTTGTTGAAAATTACTTTTACACGCATACTAACTCCTGTTTTTGTTTGCTATATATCTATTATAATTGCTTTTGCACATTTGCACAAGCAATAACCCTTTTGGCTTTATGGGTTCTTTTGATTTGCACAAATTTACTTTTCATCATGTCATAATTATATGTGCAAATGCACATCTTGTCAAGCCTTTTTAGTCAAAAAGATTCGAATTTCTGCTAAAAAAGTGCTTGACAAGACATCAAAAAGAATATATAATCGAGGTAATATTATCTACAATATAGGGATTCTACATGGATATTCAGCCAAAAGATACAAGCAAAGGTCACTTTTATATCAGTTTGATTAAAAGTGGAATGCGAATTATAGCAGGGGCATACTTAATCACGGGTGATTTTGTTATTGCCGGTCTATTGTTAATTACTGCAGAACTATTGGGCATTCTTGAGGAGATTGTATGAACAATAACGACACAACAAAACAACGCATGGAAGAATTAATGGCTCCTATAGAACAACAGATTTTGATGTGCGATAATAGAGAAGATATACTAATGATGGCATGTGCCATGATGCAACGTACTCATGAGATATTTGTAAATGAATTGGGTGAGGATGGTGCTAAAATAATGTATGAAGATTATGTATAAAGATTCTAAATTTAGATTGTGGGTTTTTAGATTATGGCATGAAAATCTAGAAGAAAGATTCCTACACAAAGAAGAACAAATAACTATTCAAGAATATTGGGGCAAATATAAATGGTGGATAAAAAGAGAATATCGACATCAAACACGAAAGAACACATAATGAGTTTTAGAAATCAAATCATCGATGCAACCGCAGCACGATACACCGCAGATATTGAACAGTTTAGAATTGACGCTGAAGTATTATTGCAACATACTGTGGGTGTACCAGGTTCATCTAGCACCTGTGCATCATTCGATGCCATAGTAACACAGATTGCCTATTTGGAATCAAAACTCGCATCTTTATCATTATTTAAATGAAAATCAAAGACGGAGAGACATTTGAACAATGGTCTGAAAGAGTCAGACAGTTTGAATTCGGTTATGCCATGCAAGCATTGGCACACGGAACGCCCGCTGACACAGTATTAGAACAGATGTCTATTCGCATCACAAATAAAATGAAACATTATATTCTCACTTGCATCCGAGTACCTTACAGCTATGATGTGCATAAAAATAAACTTGAATACGAACAAATAATGAAAATGATATCTCCGGTTGCGGATCATGTCACTTGGGATAATTAAAAATGAAACACACAATTTATTACGTTTTAATCGTGGCAGTATCCACAGCTGCTGTCGCAGTGCAGATACTTTATAACTTACACAGGGTTTAGACCGTCTATCTCTCGATCTGATTCTGTTATTACCAGAGTCGTGTTGGGCATTATCTTTAGCAATGCCTCTTGTATCTCATCTAAAGACTTGCCTTGAATTAGAAATGATTCAGGGTTCAAAGTCCATAAGTATACTTGATCTCCGTGATGCTCAACTCTGCATTCTATATACTTTTCCTGTTCACTGGGAGGAGTAATCATTTTATATTGTTGCATGTCTTTATTAGTTACCGCTCTAATAAAGCCAATTGCATTCCAAATTATCCACGCATAAAATACGCATTCAAGTAGTTGTAGTATTGTCATTATATTATTGCCTGTTAAAAACTAATGGCATTTTATTTTATCCTATTGCTGCGCCATTATAGGAGCCTGCACCTATTGTTGTCCAAGAAGTTAATGCGCCTACTTGCACTGGACTTGATCTATCTGTAGTATTGCCTAATCCTAAATTACCATAAGGATTATATCCCCATGTCCACAGCGTACCATTGGTTTTTACCGCCGCTGCCCAGTATGCTCCGCCGGCAACACTTAACCAATTAGTCAATGCGCCAACCTGTGTTGGACTTGATCTATTTGTAGTACCACTTAATCCTAATTGCCCGCTAGTGCCTAAACCCCATGCCCATAAGGTTCCATCTGTTTTTATAGCGTACGCAGTATACTCTCCTGCAGAAACATTTAACCAATTAGTTAATGTTCCTATTTTTGTAGGAGTTGAGGTTGCGTTAGTACCACCCTCATTTAAACCTGTTGCACCTTTATAATTTTGTCCCCAAGACCAAATGGTTCCGTCAGTTTTAATTGCATAAGAATGCCATTTACCTGCAACAACCTTTAACCAATTGGTTGCACTTCCAACTTGTACTGGACTAGATCTATTTGTATTATCACCCAAGCCTAGATGATATACTTGATTACTGCCCCATGCCCACAAAGTACCATCTGTTTTAACAGCTACCGTATGTCTATATCCGGTAGCAGCAGCCAACCAATTAGTTAATAATCCAACTTGTTTTGGACTTGAATACCCTGTAGTATTACTTAAACCTAATTGTCCTTGGTTATTGTTTCCAAATGCCCATAAAGTCCCATTTGGTTTTATCCCCATCGTGTGATTTGTACTGTGGCCTACTGAGAAACTTGACCATTCATTCGCAGAACCTAACTGAACTGGACTCGATACATTTCCGCCAGCGCCCAATCCTAATTGACCATATCCATTATATCCCCACACCCATGACGTACCGTCAGATTTAGTTGCTATACTTCTATAAGAAGTAACGTAAAGAGAATTCCAATTAGTAGATACTCCAACCTGTGTAGGAGTGGATCTATTTGTAGTATCGCCTAATCCTAAATTGCCATAAGGATTATATCCCCATTCCCAAAGGTAAAGCGTTGGAACAGGAGGATCCCATGTCTGTATATTCATTCCGCCAAGAGCGAAGTTAACATTTGTAATTTGCATTTTAATTCTTTCTTATACCTTTAAATTCTTGATATGAGTTTTATGTACGCGGCATTGCACTTGGCCGTTGTAATAATCTTCTGTTTCTAAAACTCGTCTATCCATTTGTTCTCTTGCTTCTAAATAATTGCACAGGCCTTTGTTTGGGCATATATGCAGTATCTCTCGTATAAACTTATCCGCACCATGCGTTTCAACATCAGCTTTAACCTCATCAGATGAAGACCAATAATCTCTCCAATCTGACTCAACCTTTAATCTTTTCTTCTTACCCTTAACTACCTTTGTTCTGCGAAACCAAAACAACTTTTTACCTATATACTTGCGATTCGTGGCAGTATTGGTAATCAAGTACACATAACCATAAGCGTCGTCTGGAATAAGTTCTAAAGGGTTTCCGTTATATAGCCACATCTAAATACCAATATTAAATTAGTATTTATACGGTTTCCCAATAGTCGTTTCCGTCTGAAAAGTTATCACCATCATCCCTAGGTGGAACAAAGAAGTAATCGTCGGGATTTGTCATTATATCTTCGGCGTCTTCAACTAATCCGCCGGTTCCCATGATGCCGGCTCGTTGCAGCATTTGGGTTTGTATAGATTTCTTATATCTATGCTCTTCAGATTCTTCGCGTGCCATGTATGCCGCTTGTTTTTCTGAAAAGACTTTCTTTTGTTCTTCATTCCATTGTCTGGAGTTGGCACAGGCGCGAGAACAGAACTTACCTGGTTTGGTATGTTCTGTGCTGCACTTAGGACAGGTCTTCGTCTTCGTACTCATCCTGTTGGTCTTCATCCATTGCCGACCCGCAGAATGGACAAAACTCTACTTTATAATAGTCTTCGTCAAGATCAAAATTTATCTTGAAGACGGCATCACATTCGACACATTCGTGATGTTGTTTTCTTGCCATGTCAATCCTCTCTTTTTTGTTTCTATATCAAACACTCTTTGACGCAGGTCAGATGAACTAAAGAAATGATCTCGTTTATTGAAATGCAATTCTATTCCTCTTTTCATGCAAATGTCTTTGCCGGTGTAGTCTGTATCTTTATATTCTTCACCCAAGATTCTAACATCAATTGGCAATGCCATAAAGATGTCCTCAAGTTCTTTTTCTGTAGAATAAACAATAATCTCATCCACATGCTTGCATGCTGATACCTGAATCTGTCTCTCAATGATTGACTGAACAGGTTTGTTTTTAGATTTTCTATCTATTGTGGGGTCGACCTGAATCGCAGCAATTAGATAATCGCATTGACGCTTTGCTTCCTCCAACATAATCACATGACCCGCATGGAACAGATCAAATGTGGAACACGTAATTCCAATTTTTTTATTCGCACTCATATTTTCTCCACTTCAATGTTACACTTATTTAAAAATTTTATACCTTCATCGCTTCTATACTGATTGCGATAAAACACTTTTTTAATCCCTGCTATATGTATAAGTTTAGCACATTCAAAGCATGGTGCATGGGTGATATACATCGTAGCACCTGCACCTGATTCATTTGACTTAGCCAACTTGCCAATAGCATTCATTTCAGCATGAATAACTTCTTGCTTTGTTTTTGTATGGGTAGTAATCATGGGATACTCAGGTCCACCCATATCTATTACATATGTAGAATGCTCTTCAAAAGTATCCTCACAGGTATTGTCCCATCCAACCGGTGTGCCGTTGTATCCAATAGATATAATTCTATTGTCTTTTTCTACAACAGCACCAACCTGTAATCGGTTAGCATATGATAACTTAGCATAAGTCTCCGCAACAATCATATGAGCATAATCAAATTTATTCATTTCCAAATCACCATTTTAAATCTTTCTTTAGGTACACCGAAGTAATTACATTTCCAATCACTTTGAGCAAAAAAGTCTAAGTGATGCCATTCATCTTTATGCTTAAGTATTCCTTTAGCAGCATCATCCCAATCTATAGTTGCAAATTCTGCTTGTACTAATAACTTACATGCTTGAACTTCTTCACAATCAAATCCATCATATTCCCAATGCAATATTTCAAAACAATTGCCTTCTCTATCGACATAATCCATAGAGAAATCTAACCCCCATTTTGGTCGCAATGATATGACTTTATATACTAATGGTAATTGTTTTGCCCAGTATGTTAGTTCAGTTAATGCTTCGCCTGTATATCCTTTTCGTTCAAATAATAAACTATGGTTTAGAACTGCACCTTCTATCTTAGGATACTGTGTAAACCAATCTTTTTTTAATGCTGAACGATGTGGTCTATGTTTTTTATCTTTTTGCCTATTACTATAAGCATAATGTTTTTCCAATTCAGTTAGATCATAACCATTTTGGTCAAACAGTTCTACATCTTCCGGCGTAGGTGTATATAATATTTTATCAATGGGATTAGACCAATAACCATTAGTGTT